GTCTCTAATTGCTTTGTGGACTTGCGGAAACTTCATAAGTTCACGAACGTAAGATACGCTGCTGCGGTTCAGCCAGCTAGGATCCAGTTCATTGAATTTCCACGAGTAAGTCTCATAAAAGTTCTCCCAAACTACAGGGAGGCCAACAGGACCGAGGTTAAATGGCTGCCAAAGCTCCAGTTTCCTGAAGGAGGCTTCCAGGTCAAGTTGGGTTTCGATTGATATGCCATAAAGTTTTTCCACGAGAGCACGGGTATCGGGTCCAACGGGGCGGACAGGCGGTAAGGTTCCCGCAGTCGCAGCCCTGAGTTTCTCCCTTTCCCAGGCATCCATTCCATAGAAAATCCGTTCTTCAATGTCAACTCCGTTTGTCAGCTCTAGGATCCTCCGACCGATCACATCAAGCAGGGGACAACCTGCATATTGATAAACCAGTGAGAACCCTCTGGCTCTTAGTAGTTGCAGTAAAGTTTTTGGGGACGCATTGACATATTTTTTATTGGTCCACCCCAGCCGAGCCAAAACCTCGACGGGGTCAGTAACGACGACACGATCGAAAATGTCGTAGACCTGGCCACAGAAAGATGCTTCAGATAACTGTCTAGTCTGTCCTATTTTGATCAGGACGCCTAAACGGGCGTAATCTTCGAGGGACGGGCTGTATCCTGTACTCCTGAACAACCCATCATCACCCTCCACGAATCCAACAATCTGGCGGTGGTCTGCCCCATTCTGATAAGACAAGAATAGGTACGCCATTAGATTGAAGAATCCATTTGAGAGAGATGTATCCATCTCTCCGGACATTCGGACCCCATCCATAGTGACAGAAATGTGTTTATACTGGCACTTATTTTTCCCAGCTTTGATTGAGACTAAGAAATGTCTAAGATCGTTCCACAAGTGTGTATCTTTGCAGAAAAATTTGAACAATTCATATTCAGCGGTCATTTGTAACTGGGGAGTGAACGAAGCCTCAAACGATGTTGCGTCTGTGAAGTCATACAAGGCTCCTTCTCTTAGAAGACGTTCTGTGATGTACACGGCACGATCACAGACTGGTATCTTCTTAATAAAGTAGGGGTTCTTGAATACAACATCACTGATGGATTGCACTATCGGTCCGAAGAAGCATTTTGCTATGTCAACCCGGGAATTGATTCCACGCGGGTATTTGTACTCAGGATAGGTCTCGTCTTTAATGAACGATTTTATGGTATTCCAATTTCGGCGGTCTCTCCGATGTATCTTAATTGGAACTTTTCCATCAGATTCAGTCCATATCCTCTTCAACTCATTCTTCCTGGCTTCAGGATAGTCAACTCCTGCGATCCACTCCTCAAATGACATTAACGTGTCGTTAGTCAGAGGTTTGAATCCGGAATCCTTCTTAAGCCAAAGTCGAACAAATCGGGTAAATTTTTTCAGGGTTTCTTGACACGGGACAGGCGGTTGGAACCCTGACCTTTTACAGGCCTGTCCTATTGTTGATAGCGGATCGCCATGATCCGGGCGCGGTGGTGTAGCTCCTTGAAGCCAGAGCGGAAGATTTGTGCTCATGGGTCTTCTGGCTTCAGCTTCAGAACGTTTAATGTGAATCTTGCCAAACTTTATATTGTTTTTAATTTCTGGTAGTTTGATATTTGGCACTTCAGACATTCTGTAGCCGTAAAGGAACTCGCGCGAGGCATGGCGATTTAAAAATGCCCGCCGCCAGTGGCGGGGGGCTTTGGGGTGCTATCTGTCATGAGCGATAAAGGCGTCATAACATCCCCGGTGAGCCAAGTTGTTGCATAAGTGACAGTGTCCCTGAAGATGGATTTCTTAGAAAACAATTGATGAATTCGATCATCTGAAACATAGTCACATCGTTGAGCTAGCAATAAAGACTTGGCGATGGTTATGTCGCTGTCAGGTATAGTGGTGGTTCTCCTGCTCAGCAACAAGGTGAGTAACATTGAATCCACAGCGAGGGTGGAATAGTGGGCTTCAAGACCAGGAATAGTTTGTTCGATTCCCCATCTGTACACGTAAGGATCTCTCTTTCTGATATCTTCCACGGGATTAACTTTTGGAAACAAGCCATTAAAATCGAACCTGTATCCCATAAATAGCCAATCATTCTCATTAGCCCCTATCAATGTAGGTAAGAGCAAATAGTGTCCTGAAGAAAAGGTGACCCTAAAAAGAGGGAGACATCTAAGGATATCGTGTGGTGTGAAACTGGTATTTCTATCATCCCTAGGTCTGTGGTCTGCCGCCTCAGCAACTCCATACAACAACGTTCCAAATTCAACCTTGCTAACACATTCAAGATCATCCCAGGCTCCTATAAAACTCATGAAAGAAGCCCACAAGCTGTTGGCGATTGCCCGAAGTTCAGGGAACATGGCAGGCCATTTAGCTTTAGGATAGGTGCCGAGGGGCATAAACGGTGGGGCAATGTGGAAGGGTTTGTGAGTGTTGAAGATGTGGTTCGCAATGTGTTCCGGGTCTATGGGACCAGGCGTAGGTGGTGAGTTTAATATCAACCCTCTACAGGTACCTGTCCACCCCGCCGTCGACACCAATCCGACTACTGTATTTGCAAATAGTCTAGATTTTTTAGACGCATTCGGAAACGCATCATCATCTTGAGATTGTAGTTTTTGCAACCATCTAGCCATGTCAACAAGAGGTTCCAACCCATGTTCAGCCATACAATTTTTGACTCTCAAAAAATCTTCTAGCTCTTCATTTTCTCTCAGCTTTTTTAGGACCTCAGCAGGAGTTGGTTCTTTTGGCAGCAGTTTTTCCTGTGCCGCCTCCAACTCTAGCCGCGCTTCAATTTTTTGTTTCTTGTGCTGTAATGTTGCCACCTTATTTCTGCGTCTAGTATTCTTTACAGCACCTTCTGATTCCAATTTTTGGGCCTGAGATTTGAGATTTCCCGCCTTAGACAGATTTTTTGCAGTAGCCACCTCATCTTCCTGGGTCTGGACTGCAATAGCTACTTTCGACTCGGCTTCAATCGCCTTGAGCCTACTCACATGGGACTTTGCATCGGTCTCTGTTTCAGCGCTGGCTTTAGCAGCATCGAGTTCTACCTCCGCACGAACGACATCTATTTCGCCGTTCAATTTGGAGGCAATCAGTCGATTCCGCTCCGCGTCAGTAATTGATTCTGAAACAGTTCTAGCAGCTTCGGCCATGGACACAGCCTTAACTTTTCGACTAGATGCATCTGCCTCCTTGGCTGTTTGTTCCGCCAAGTGGGTTCTTCTCAAAATGGACCTAGCCTGGGTTGTTTGCTCACCAGCTAGGGATTGGGAGTTGGATACATGTTGTTGATTGGCCAATTTGTTCTCCAATTCTGCGAGCTCCAATTGCTTTTTCAAAAGCGCAATTTTTGCTTGCAACTTGGCAGTTTCTGGATCAGCGGGTCCTTTATCAACAGGTTTGTCCTTCTCTTTTTCTTGCTGCTTCTTAACCGCAGCCTTCTTATCGCGTTTTCCCCGGGGCCCTGGGTTCTTCTCAATGCCTACCATGTACCAGTAGATAAGCCTGAGAAGGGCACAGAGTATGATGGGTGGCCAAGGCGATGGGTTCTTGACAGAGAGATTGAAGGGCCGATTTGGGTACAACCAACACTTCAATCTCCCCATGATAGCAAGAAGCCATCGCCTGAAACGCTGAATGGCCAGTGGTCCATTGCTAGATCGCAACTCCACAGGATAGTCAGTTAGTCTATCAGTACTTTCGAAACTTGTCTGGGTGGTTAAGCCAGATACCCCGTAATTTAGTCTTTCCATTTTTGTAAAATCATGAGGTAAGGGTTAACAGCAGAGAGTCTCTCTTCCTGATGTGCTGTAATGCACCAGGCGAGACCCGCAAAGCAAAGGGGACACTTTCGTGTACAGCCCAAAAGGACGGCCGCTTTGGCAGCCACGAGACTGATGTTCATTCACCAGTTCCGGAAAAACCTATCCATCATCACACTAGCACTTGACAGCAACCAACTGGTTAGCTGATGTAGTAAACTCAATTCCCAGAGGTAAGATCCACCCCGCTGCCACTTGCAGCCAATTTAGTCGCATCTGCCCATTCCGCTATTAAGCCTCGCCTCCAATGTCCTCCGTAGATTTCTGTTGTCTGCTTAGCGCGGTGATCTTTCACACCTATCATGCTTCCTGAACCATGAAAACAGTTGCGCACCAATTCCCCAAACCGCACTCGTCGGTCTTTTACCTCCTCAAGATTCTCAATGTGGTATCATAGTCCGACCAGGACCACGGAACGGCGCTACCGTCCCTTTCCACATCCTTCGTCGATTGAGGCCGAAAGGATCACATGTCACAAATTGTGTTTCTCGAATAAAGTACAGGCATCGCCAGTGATCACAGAAGCCACCCCAGCCAGGGATTTACGCCAAAGCTCACTTTGCAT